ACAGCACCCGGGCTCATATATGGATAGTTGTTGTATCCACCGTTAACAACAAGGTATGGACCTTGTGAAACCAGGCTTTTAATCATTTCTGTAGTGCAGGAATGGTATAGCTATACAAAGCCAGACCCGAATCAACTGTGATTTGTGCAGCACCTTGATCGCTGAACCGCAACATTTTGTCGCCGGGTAATGCTAAAATAGTGTTAAACACTGCCACTGGCCATACACGATTAGCATTTAGTTTACCTGAGATACCTTGATGAAACACAAAGTCTCCGGCATGACTGCTTTTGTCACCAAAATGAAACTCTAGTTTGTTGCCATTGGTTTTGGCAATAAAGCTGGTTTCTTCGCTGTTGGCTTGGCTTTGGAATCGCATGCGTTGAATACTGCTCACAGCAGGTTCAATTTCAATATCCCAAGGCACACCGCGGAATTTAACTGATTTGAGCTTTTCATTGATCACGCTGGCTACCATGAAACGATAGTTGTTCTTGAAGTCACCATCGCGATTTTCAAAGTCAATGCCGCAGGGAATCATATCGCCATTGGTGTCTTTCTGACGAGCAATGCTAAGTCTAGCATCTTCTTTGTACTCAGGAATGTTTAAGATAACACTTAGCTTGCTGAGATTGGGCATACCAAATACGCCAACAAAGTCTGCGATAGCATGGTGCAGACGTGCATCTAAAATCACGCTGCGATCATCGGCTACAGCATTGATCATGGTATCTTTGTCGTCACCGGTGACCTTTAATAACTCAATGCCTAGTCCATTGGTGTGTTGAACTATGTCATGTAGTGCGTCTTTCATATTTGATCCTTGTAAATAGTTGTAGTATACAAAATCTATTTAGATTTTGCAATAGGTTTGTGTATTTTTATTATTCAAAAGTAAACAGTTGGTCAAATGTGGTCTTGATACTGGTATGCTCGGCAATACTCCAACCAAGTACACCTAATAGATTTTCCACTTTCTGATCCACAATGGTGTCTTCCATAAGCCCATCATCAAAAGGCAAATCTTTAAACCACTGTGGTATATGAGTTTCGTCAGTGGGATAGCCCACAGATGTATAGCCCAAAGGATTAGATCGCAGTTTACACACAATGGTTTTCATACCATCCACAATTTGCATGCTGTAGTTGTCTGAGTGCATACGACGCAGAGTATTCCAGTTTAGTGCAGCTCGAACGTGCCCGGGCATGTTGGCTCGACCTTTCTTGTTTTCTAGCTCACCATAATGAGTAAGATTGTTCACACGTTTCGGTGTACCCTTCTCCCAGGCCGGGCGTTTCTGGAATTCGGTTTTAAACTCGCGTACACGATCGTATACATAAGCAGCATCGGAACCAGTAAGCACTCGTAGCAGTAGATCACTGAGAAAGTCTTGCACTACCTTGGGAGTGTCTGACCGTTTAAGATCTAGACCCATGGCTTTGACTTTACCTGGCTTGCCATTGATATCCAGCCTAGCACCTTCCAGATCATAGATCAGCACAGCATAACGCTTTTTCTTAATAAACAGGCCTTTGCTGGCGATCAACTCGCGCCCGCCTTTGATAATGGCACCCATGTCCCTAGGGCAATTAAAGGCTCGATCCATGAACGCTGGAAAACTGTCATTGACGCTTTCGGCAATGGTATCGTAGAGTTGAATACAGATATCCTTGTTCCATTCCATGGTACCTGCTTCTATTTCCGGTTTGAGAATAGGATAAGCTGAAAAGTAAACAGAATCAGTGTCGCCGTATATAATGGCTCGGCCTACATGATCGTACTCGCCAGTGACGCACTCGTTGACATGTGCATCCATGTGACGTGCAATTGCACGACCTGTCAGGGTTGTACTTTGACCAATACGCTTGTCAAAAAAGCGACATCCAGGATTAAGGATAGCACCATACAGTGAGTTAAGGTTAATTTTCTTAACCAACTGTCGCTTGTCCCAAAAGGCCTTGTCTTCAGCAGTCTGTGCGTCTTTCTTCTTAGCCTGTAGCTCTTTTCTTTCAGCGTACCAACGCTCAAGCAAGCCCGGTACAATGCCTTTGGTATCATACTTAAAGATAGTTCCATTTGCACTCAATATCCAAGGTTGACGACCTTCAAAGATCAATTGATAAACGTCGCGAGCCATCATAACGTCCGAACCACCAGTTTCCCAGTCTATGGTAATTTCTCGACCAGCTTCTTGGTTCATGACCATGGTGTATTCTAGACTTCCAAACAAATTTTCCCAGGCATCTGCAAACGAACTGCCTGAGTCCATTTTGTCCTTTATGTAACGTTCTGTATAAGTGGGTCGCAATTGTCCGACAATGGTTTCCGGGGCCATGTTAAGAGCGCGGATCGCTGACGGATACAGACTGTTGATGTCGATTGCGCCAATGTATTCGTGCATGCCCCTTTTGGGATAAGCAACATAGGCACCTGCCGCTTGAGTGTCACCTTCATGATTTTTCCTATTTTGAACTACTAGTCCCATACTATGGGCTTCGTTGATAATAGCCTGCTCGGTTACTGCTACAGCTCCCATGGTAGTGGGTAATAACACAGTGTTATCATGCGCTAGTTCGTTGGCTAGATCTAGAAAACGCAGTTTCTTGTCCAACTTGGCCAACAACATGGTGTCTTGTCTGTTGTAGTCAACAAAGGTTATAAAATCTCTGTTGTACAATTGGTCTAGTGTACCTTCGTATTGAATTTTCCTTTCATCAAGTTCGTATTCGCCAATGGCGTCTAAGCTGTAACTATGTCGTTCCTCATAGGTGTATTTTCTATATAGTTGCATATAGTCCATGTGCACACGACCAACAAGATCGAATGTGATGTTTTCTGCACCAAAACGCTCAAAGGTACGCTGTTTAGGATACTGTTCCCATAAACAAAATCTACGTGTATCGTCTTTGCTTAAAATTCGATTGGTACGCATGACCATGTAGGGAATATCAAAGCCTTCTGAGTTCCACCCACTGAGTATGTCTGCATCGTCAATGAGATCCAGAAAGGTCAAAATCAAATCTTCTTCGCGCTCTACTAGAAAACAGTTGTCATACTTGCTGATCATTTCTGTGGCTGATTCCCAGCTCAGTGTCTTAGGAGGCACTACCAAGGTAACCAAACGATCTAGCCAGTCCAAGTACAAACTAATAGCAGTAATGGGATTAAAAGGATCCTCGGGACGGCTGAAACCACGTACTGGGTCAAAGTCAACTTCAATATCGAAAAATACTGTGTGCAGACGTGGCGCATTTTGCCCTAGATAATTTTCTTCTAGGCAGCGATTGACCGGCTTGATGTCAGATTCCCAAAGCTGACGATTACTGTGTAGTTTGAGTTCGCGACTGTATTCTTTGTAGTTGCGACTGCTGAATCTACTGACTGGCGTTCCATAAATGGTACGGAATTTACCCTTGGGATCATCATAGTAAAATTGATAATTGGCAGCGTAGTCGCGATACACACGCCGTCCATCTACACGTTCTACTACGTAGATACGATTTTGTTCACGACTGAATAGTGCGTCAACATAACTCATAGAGTACGGCCCACAGTCTCCAAAATAGTATTTAGATCGTCGTGGTCACGATTGGTTTCACCTAGCTTGCTTTTGGCAGCGATCTTGATAGCTTTCTTGAGAATAGCTGGCTTGATCTCTAGTTCTTCTGCCACTGCCTTTACTGTGTCATTTAGACCACTGTTAAGATCATCAATTTCGGTTAATACTTGAATACCTTCGTTGATTATTTGGGTGAGCTTGAGCTTTTGCTCAGCACTGAACATACGGTCACTCATGTGGACTCCTTGGAAAAATCTTATTATACAGAATTTGTGCAGCAGGTGCAATAGTGTAAATGCTCACTTTAGCCGATCCGGGGTGGTAGCGGAGGTTGGATCGACAGGGCAGCAGCCGCCCGGCGCCTTAGGCCTAGATAACTAGGACGGTCCTAAGGGTATGCTATATAGCCTTTTCGGTAAACTCGGCACGTGACCAATTCAACAAGTAACGAGCTTTCCAATCATTCTGTGCAAAACCACGCAAGGACTGCCACTGATCGCGTTTATGTTCTATGGTGCTAGCAGCATCACGCCAATCTGTATGGTCAATGCGTTCTTGTATTTTATTTACTTGATTACAGAACTCAGTAAAAATATTTGTATCGTACTCAATATGTACAACTTCGAATAGGTTTCCATTGCTGTCTACACTGTCTAGAGCAAAATCAAAACCCCATTTTGGTTTGGTCATTAGCATTAAGCTGGCTTGAGGTATTGATTCTTTTAATGCTTGTAGCTGTCGTTCGGCATCACCTCGGTATCCGCAACGGTATAAAATTAAACTATGATCCACGATCAGTGTTGGATCTGAACTGGTGTACCAAGGTACCTGATAAGCATGGTGGTTCAGTGTATGATCTAATTTATAGCCGCAGATTTGGTAATACTTTTGTTCGGCACGATTTAGTTCAAACCCATCTTTGTCATAGTACAGAAAATCGTTTTTATGCAGATCTAAGCATATACGATCACAATGCAAATCAGTACGTATACTAATTCGGTTACAACTAAGCATGGCTTACTGTGTTCGGTCTCGATTGTCTATGGCGCCGCCAGTGATCCAACTTGTACAACTTCGAGTTCCGGCGCATTTGAAATGATGAAAATTACAATAACCCAGGTCAGCCCGGTGTATACTGGCCATAGCATCTGCTGCTTTCTCATCACCTTTGATACCAGATTCAATACAAGCCCACATTTTGTCTGACACATCAAAGGCAGCACAGTTGCCGCACTGCATGGTTTTGGCAGTTTTTTCTGTGATGTTCCAACGTTCGGCTGCCTGCTTCCAATAATCGCCTGGTTCGTCGGGATTAGCAGGACCATAGTGGTAATCATCAATGGCCCGTTGTCTATTCTTCAAGTTCACATCAATATCGTAGGTAGCCACTGGGCAACCCTTACTGGCAGCTTCCACGATACGGATTAAATTACGCATTAGTTATTGCTTTTGATTATATGCTTGTCTATGCAGTCGTTACAACTACATTCTTTACAATCACAGCCATCAGTGAGGCATTCGCCTTTACAATGGTGAAAACACCCACAACCACAACGATGTGTTAAACGATAATAGGCTTCATTGTCATCTATATAGTTTTCCATGTTAACCTTCTATTCGTGATGTGCCAATGGTGATAGCTGGTTGGTTTAATCTTTGCTTGTCACTCTTGGTATGCACAGTGCTGTCATACTTGAGATCAAATACCTTATTACCATCTTGGTCTGTGGTCATATTACCGATAACATATCTACCATTGGCAATTAAGCCAAGGCCCGCAATTTGATTTTTACTGTAACTAATAGCAGGCAATGGTGTAGCATCAGGGTTATCCGAATTGGTGCGTAGTGCTCCGGGTTTAAAACCTAAATCAGCTAGTTCTCTTCCAAACGTTAACATTTCATTGCCTGCAATGACTAGTTTAGGTTGACCACCTTGGTTAACGATCTTAGCAAAAAATCGCTCTCTAGGACTTCCTAAAATATCTGTAACAAATTTTTTATTAAAATCGATAGTGGCACCGGCTACTACCTTGCGCTGTGCGTTAAGCAAAAAGTCAATGTGATCGCGTACGGCCTGAAGTGCTAGTTCACGAGTGGCTCCTGCTTGTTTGTATTCTTCCCTACCAATCTGTGTTACAGCAATATATTTGCCACGCCATGGTTTTAGAGTAACATACAAAGGATAATTTTTATATTCACCTGCAGGATCGAAATTAGCATCTCCTGTGACTGCTTCTGCGACCGGTATACGAACCACATTGCCAACAGGTGTACGCAGCAATTCGTCATCGGCGGTTCTAAAATAAACTGCTAAACTAGCAAAAGGTCTGTATAATTCTACACTTTCTACTATACCGCGACGACTCATGTCTTTGGTTCTGACTAAATCACCTACTTGAATATTTTCACCGACTAGTCTCCGACCAACAGGTGGACGATCTTTGCCTTTAAAGTATCCTGTAAATTTAGGTCCGGTGTCTTTGGCGGCTTCTTTACGCAAACTTTTAAAACGATCGCGTTTAGTACCAAGATGTTTAGGCAGCTGAAAACGCTCATCGATTTCTGCTTCGTTTTTGGGTTTCTTACCTGCCTTTTTCATGGCAATGGCGATGGCTGCTTGTTGAGCAGGATTGGCGGCTTCATCAATAAATTCACTGAGTTTCATGACATGATCCTGAGATATACAGTATTTATTAACCGCGCATGAATATGGTTACTGCCATTGCACTAAAAATAACGCCCGATACCCACCAGCTGATATAATAGCCCAGACCAATGAAAAACAGTAACCAAGTAAGATGATAAAGGTGTAGGTACCAAGGCATCAGCGTAAGCTAAGGTCAGCATCTTGTTGATCCTGTCTGGCACGTGACATTTTGTCCAGGTAGCCCATATTGCGTAGGATCTTGTAACTGAGATTTTCCACACTGAATTCACCGCCTGCGTCTAAACCACTTTGACGCATTTTACGTAGTTTAGTAAACAGTCTGGTAATGTCTTCAGGATCATCTGCTGCCGAAATGGTTTTGTTTATTTGTACTACCAAATCTTTTACTTTGGCATTGACAGCCAGCTGATCAATGCCCGGCTTGCTGTATTCGGGTTCACGTATCCAACGATCGTCTAATAAACTATAGATACCTGCTGCCACTGGTGGTTGTGCTGCATCTTCTACGTAGAGTTCTACTTCATGTCCACGAACCATGATGTCATGGTTGTCGTTCCAAATCTTTTTCTTGGCCTGATAAAATTCTTCGGCAATGTCGTCGCATTCTAGTTCGCTGTATTTGGTAACAACATGCACATCAAAATCGCTGTACTTGGTATAATTATAATTAGCCATGCTACCAGTAAGCACTACATCGTAAACTCTGAACCCAGGAATATCCAATTGGTCAATGAAAAACTTAGCAGCTCGTAAAAGTTTATAGCGTACTTCACGGCGTAGGCGACCATGGCGCCAGGCTTCAGGTGCTAGTGTTGAGTTATAGGCTACATTCCCTTGTACAAAATTTTCAGGCATGCGTTATTTACTCCTGCCAGATTTCATGTTGGCGCACCAATGTGCCATGCGTTGACGCTCGCCTGACGAATTTTTAGCAATCTTGCGTAATTTGCTAACAGACTGTCGACAGTTGACGCCAACACGCTTGGCTAGCCCTTTACGCCCAGGCTTCTTTCCGTCGGCAAAGTTTTCAGTTAACTGCTTGGTGCTTAACCGCCAACCTGAATCTCCGGAGTAATTTAACCCCAACCAATTTACTAATTTGTCGCAAGATTCAACAGAATCAAACATAAAAATATGTTGATAACTGTCACCTTGTTTAATGCTTCCTTGTTCAGGAAATGCTCGTTGACAACCAGCGACTTCAAAGATGTATTTGTCGCGGCGTATGTCAGTAAGACGGTGTTCTGTACTAAATTTTGCTATATTAATGATTTTTGCTATTGGTGTGGCTGCTACTGAGGCAAAACAATACCTATTATTGACTTCGGGCTCGGGTGTATCAAATCCATTTAATATCTGTGTTAGTTTATTATAATCTTCATAGTTTTCGAAGAGGGCGGCATCGAGTTGTGATATATCTTCGAAAAACTCGTGATGGAGGTCGAACTCTGAATATTCAACTAATTCTATTTCGCTGAAGCGCATGTTATTTTATGTTCTTCCATTTGTTGGCTAAGAAGTCCACAAAGTCGTTTACAGTAGCCAGTTGGTTCTGCTGCATAAACTTAATAATTCTTATGGCATTGTTGCGATCAGGATCAGGACCAGGTTTACGAGCATTGCTGAGATCCACTGCTAGACTCTTAGCTAATCCTTGCTTATCGTAAGTGTATTGTAGATCATAACGCTTACGATCAGCGTCCTTGCTCAACTGTGCCTTGGTCTTGGCCTGCATGAGTTCCATCCAGGGTTTTAAGTATCCACCTCTACGACTTGACACATAACCACGAGCAGGATCTTGGCCTGTAAGCTGACTGACATCTGCTGTCTTTCTAGTATCACGCATACGCCATGCTTCTTGGTCATTGAACAAGTTTACGGGTATACCGGCCTTTTTGGCTAAAATAATTACTTGTCTTGTACGAGCGCGAGCAGCTTCATCGGCGTCTGGCGCTATGTAAAGATCTATAGCTGTGATAGCAGCAGGAATAGCAGGCTCCCGACTGAATATACGATCTTCGGCTTCGTGTGCTTTATGATGGTCCTTGGCAGGATCGCGATTGTTCCAATAGTCTACAGCTTTACCAGGATAGCGTTGATTATAAAAATCACCATCAAGTTCAAATAGCACAGCATCCTGTCCAAGATATCCATGATAACCACCATGGCGTGTTCTTGTAGTGCTTAGAAAATAAGGATAACCTCGTGGTGCGAACTGTGCTTCCCAACTTGTGCCCAGTGTATGACTGAGTTCAAACTTACCAGACTGTAGTATTTTGAGAGCGGTGGTAACACGAGTATAGTGGAATACTCGGCTGCTAATACGTTCAATTAAAAATTCGGTAGCTCTCATCGCATGTATTTAAGGTAATATTTGAAATTCTCGTGACGATCTTCTATACCGGCTAGTGCAGGATTGATACGCTTGGTTACTGCCACGGTATTGGCAAAATCCATTACACCCGGGCGCACACGTTCAAACCAATACCATATGGCGATTTCCGCAGCAATATCTGGACGAGCAGCAAGATCAGGATTCTTTAGTAAGTCAATACCCAGTGCTTGGCTGGCAGCACGATAATTATCACGCCCAGTCAACTGTATGAAACCTCGCCCTCGAAAACGCTCGCCGTCGCCGGCCTTAACATTGCCTAGCTTTTGTGCGGTCTTGGGTGCGTGTTTAGGATCATATCGTTTGAAATAATCTTTGCCCTGCGGAACTTCTTTCATTTTCTTAAAGTCCCAAGACTCATGTTCCATTTGTGCTAGAAATTGCGCTAGTTCAATGCCTTTAATACCAGACTTTTGTGCTCGCTGTGCTAGTACATTGGCTTTGGGATTTTCTAATGTAATAGGCTTATTTTTAACTTGAGGTTTTTCTACTGCTTTAGGTTCTGCCTTAACTGGTTCAGTTTTGGCAGCAGGAGCCACTTTTGCCTGCGGTACCGGTGCAGGAGCAGTTTGTGGACGCTGCGCCGGTGCTACTTGTGCTACGGGGGCTACATAAGGCTGTGGTTTGTCATAGGCAGGGCCTTGACGATGACCTATACCAGTAGCTAGAGCAGCAGCGCCAATACCAGTGCCTATCCATGCAGGCAAATCTTCGTCTAGTTCTTGTTCACATACAAATTCATGCAGCCTCATTTTATCACCACTGGGTTATGTCCTACTACCTTGGCAAACCATATTACAATTGGTCTACCAGGTGTGGTTTTTATATAAGGATTTGGTTCTATTTCAATGTCTAGGCCGCGTGGTAATAATATTTCTTCTTCTTGACTACCAAATTTACTTACATTAAGTAAACTCATTGCTGGATATCCTGCCGGTACAATAATGTGTAATATGTGCCATCCGTCGTAAACCTTTTTGACGCCTTGACTTACTACACCCATTGAATAAAGCTCTAAATTTCCTTTGAGTACATTTCGAGGTTTGTGATCATTATAGTTAGTGTAGTCGGTTTTGGCGAAATTAACATAGGCTATGTTAAAATCTGTAGTAGTGCTGGTGTATGCTGGTAAATGAACACGCACTGGTTTTGTGACATCTGCTTTGTATTTCTCCCATATTCTACCCGGACTTTCTGGTATGCCTGAATATACCTTGACATTTTCTTTTAGTTTATATTGTTTTAGAATTTTATCGATTTTAGCGACATCAGCGCCTTTGTTTAGTTTAGACTTTTGTTGCCTATAATGTTTATGTAAAAAATTGTTAATGTATTTTGCCCCATCGTCGGTATAATAATGCAAAACTCCCCGCTCTGAGCTTTTAGGATTTCTTATTTGTAGCTTAGAATGTATTGATTTAGGTGTCGCTGCTATCTCTTGTTCGTCGGATTCTTTTTCAAATACAGCACTTTCTGTTTTGGGTGGTTGGGTAAGGCTATGAGTTTCAATGCTAGGATAGTGCGAACCACGCTGCGGGTGGGGTGGTGTAGCACGACGCATGACTTCGACGCTATGCGGATCTGATAATACAGCCTTAAGTCCAGGATGAAGTGGATTGGGCCACGCACCATATTCTACCCAATCCCATCCTTGTGTTTCCCAGTCTAGCTTAGGCCGAAATTCCCTTTCGACTATGGCTAGAAAGTTATAATAAGTAAATCCTGATTCATGCTTGAACACATACAAAGGTACCAACTTCATTGCACCGGCGTAGCCGGCTTCTTCTGCTAGTTCTCTACGAGCTGCTTGAGCAGGATCTTCGCCCTCATCTATAGCACCACCCCAAGTACCCCAGGTACCAGGTTGTTCAACACTGTTGCTACGATGAGCAATACAAAATCTGCCAGTGTCCCTAGCCATGATAATACAACCAGCACCACGACGCCCCCAAAAGCCTGTTCGGTTTAAGGCTTGTTGATGTTTGCTATCATCTTCAAATAAATCTAAAACTCTCATGCCCGATCCGGAACAACTGTTAGTCCAAGGAGTGATCCTCCTGCTGTTGATTGAGCCAATCTACGATTTCTTTCTAGCCACTGTCTAGCATGAGCATTGGCATCAGCTTGACTATTGCCTACGCCACCAAATGTGTGTAGGACCTGTCCTTGATCTGTGACAATGTTCCAGCGCCCAGTCCAGGTACCATCATTTGCTCGACTTTCTGAATCACGCCGGGGTCTTATGGCAATAAGGTAATAGCCAGGTGATGGGTTTCCAGCCAATCCTTGGGACGCTAACCATCTAGTAAATGCTTGATCTGCTTCCTGTCTGGTATTACGAGTAAAATAGTTGATTACAGCATTGTCACTGGATCTTATAACAGCAAAGTTAGCATCAGGATCACTTTCGGGTGCAGTCATTGATCCATCTTGTCTACGAGGTTGTTCCTGTGCCGGCGGTTGGGCACTACCTGTACCACTTACAGGTGTATTGTTTTGTGGAGTCTCGGGTCCTTCGTAGGGTCTAAGGACCTTGGCAGTAAACGCACCGCGATTGTATCGTGCCAGCGCCGAGTTAGAGGCTATGGTAGCATCAATGGCTTCATCCCGATTAGCAGCAACTACTTCCGCTCCTGCACCACTACCTGCCACTGTGACCTTCCACCAGTAGCGTTTACCATCATCTGGCTTACGCTTGACTTCGCGTTCTAGTTTAGCCTGCTTGAGGAAACTCTTTAGTGCTGCCTTGGGCATGGCTCCTGCTGCATATTTGGCAAAGTACTTGATAGTATCATCAGCATCTTCTGGTGCTATGACTTTGTATAATTTTTTACTGTATTCCTCTTTGTACTTTTCTGGATCAACTGCGGCGTCTAAGGCCACAGCAAAGCGATTCATAGTGGCTACAATCTTGTCTAGGTCTTCATTGAGCCAGTCGCCACCTGGGCTGCGAAACTCAATGTATTTGTCTTTGGTATTAATACTGGTATACTTGCCGGTTATGCCACTGTGTATCATTTTGCTGGCCATTTTGTTTAGGCCATTTTTCATCATGTCTAACAGGCCAGGAACTTGATCACGATTGCTTTTGGCCCGGGTCAGTATTTCATCCATGGCACTCTTGGTATAGGTATTAGCCGACCTACCAAATTGTTCTAGTACATACTTGTCACCTAGCAGCAGAGCCAATTTCACATAGTCTAGGTTTTCTAAGTTCATGTTGGGCACGCTGACATTGATATGTAGGCCAGTGGTACGATTAGTGTAGCAGTTATGGTCGCGAGCAAATTCTCGCACACCTTCCAAGTGTTTGCCCATTTGCTCTAGGGTCAGTGGTGGACTCACAAACTCTAAGCCTGCGTCACCGGGATTGTCGCCACTCAAACTCGAGTCGGGTTCGACCACATAAGTGTCTGGTTTACGCTTGGCACCGTGATAACTTTGGCTGTAGTCAACCTTCATGCCCACATAAGGTGAAAAATCGTTGGCTACTGTGCCAACATCAACATCAGCATCGCCGGCCATTTCCCAATGCGGCCAAGTTATTATACTAGCAAAATTACTTTCAATGTCTGTCATGTAGCTGTATGTGCCACGTAGGAAACGATCAAATCCGGTGCCATGGTCTGGCTCAGACTCCTCCATGGCTTCGTCTTGAGCGAGGTCATAGATCTCGTCTGTGTTTTGTATACTTTCATCTCTACGATCCGAGACCAGAGTGCTGTATATCTCTTGTATGGCATTCTTACGGTCACGCTCGTCGGCAAACTTCTTGTCGCCTAATTGTTCTGCGGCCTGTGCCCATAGCTCTTCGCCTAGTTCTTTTTCAACTGCTTGTTCTACATAGTATTCTTGGTTTTCTTCCCACCACGAGTCTTCGGCTTCCCGCCAGTAGTCACTTTCTGTGTATTCTTGAAACAGTTCGTTATGTAGATCAGACACTGACGATCTCGAGTTCCATTCACCGTCGTTGAAAAATTGTTCAATGGAACTCCAACCGCGTACACGCTCATCATTGGTATAATCGGGTTCGCTTTCGCTACTTTCATCGGATTCAACATTGGGCACAATCATTTCAAATTCCATGCCCACACGAGCGTCTATTTTACTGGCCAACTGTTTAAGGTTGCCAGGACTCATGTTTATTTCAAATAGTTCTGCTTCTGCTATAAAATTACGAGCTCGCATGGTCTAGCTCCTTGACTGCTTAGGACCCTTGCGTTCCTTCCAACGTTTGTCAGTACTGCACCAATAACGACCATAACCTTCTTGCACATCTTCTTCGTCATCCTGGTAGTCATCAGGATCGTACTCGACATCATGAATAAGTTTTTCAGCAGCAGCATCACCTTCGTTTTGAGCTTGTGGTACTATTTGATTGTAGTGTTGCATGCCTAAGGTGTTACCGGTTCCGCTGAGCTTGACCATGCGATCTGCTACTACGTGTAGATCCATGTCTGTTTTGGCATCTTCTCTGGCGTATTCCATGATACGCAGCAGTAAGGGTACATCCATGCTTACACGATCTTCAGGATTAGGCATGGCAGGTTTGCTGACGGGCTGATCCTCGTCTTCGCGGAATAGGTCATGTACTCGCATGTTATTTTACCTTGGCTATCAATTTTTCAAATTCAGAACGTAGACCTGCATTGGTCATTATGTCCTTGAGTGTGTCTGAAAAATTCTTGGCATTCATTGCTGGATTTGCGGTAGCACTGGACTGAGGAGCAGGCTGCGAACCAGTTTGTGTACCTGTTACTTGTACATTGGCTGCAGGTGTAGTTGGTGCTACTGCCTGCTGTGTTTGTGCACCTGGTGCTGGCTTGGGTGCAGTGGCCATGCCGACAGGTTTAATAGGCTGTATAGGTCCTATTTCTTTTAACTGATCAACTTCTTTGAGCACAGATAGTATACGACTCATATCATGCACCAATGTTACGACGCAGCACCTGCGGGTGACTGATTAAGTTCTTTTGACTGGGTTCTTTTTCTATGTCCTTGGCAGTAACTTTCCAATCTTTGCCACCAAACTTTTTACGTTGATAAGCAGGAATACGACTTTTTGGTACAGCAGTACTGGTTGCTACTGCTCCAGCTGAACTAGCACCAGCACTGGCATCTTCGCCCATGGCTGCAACTGGCATGGCGTTGCGCTGTAGTAGATCATGTTCCATCCACTCTTTGACCTGACGCAAATAGTCATTGGCTAGTGTGATTTTCTCTTGTACCCAGCCTTCTAAGCCTTCACGCTCAGTGATCTGTTTGAGCATACGATGCAGTTCAATGGCATTGCTGGCAGCATTATAGCACTGTTCGCGAGCCATTTGAATCTCATGATCATCATGCATTTCGACAACAGCCTGTACAATGTTGTGATTTTCTGTGATAAAGTCGGTAGGTTTCATAGTGGTCCAGAGTTAATAAACTATATTTATATTAAACGCATGGCTCGCATCATCTTGCGCTGTGTGCCTGGTTGAACATCTACTGTTAGACTATTAAGATAGCGTGGATCCCGGCGTTGTTTATTGCTGGCAATTACACCTACGCCCGCAGCATCTTCATGTATGTGCTGTTTCATGATTTGATGTACATGCTCATCATAGGATCCAAATAGGTCTCGTATAATGGCCTTTTGTGTTTCGTCGTCGGCAGCAGCAAATTGTGCTCGTACTTGAGTAGCACTACGCATGGGCTCGCCCAAGACAGTGAAATTAAACGTGGGCACAGTCATAATATAACCATGTTGATTCATGCCTACCATGTCGCTGGCACTGCTGGGCATGGGTTGAAAGTAGCTAGGTGACCCATCTTTTTTAGTCCACTTTGAAAACCGTGGATCTTCTGACATGTCTTTTTCGCTGACCGCAAATATCAGTCTAGTGTTTTCTGGGTAATGTTGCGTTAGCTCTGGTGCACGATATGGATCGCGTGTTTCTACCACACGATCCATGGGCACACCAGTTAACTGCATAAACTGTGCCTTTTGACTAAACGTAAAAGGACTTCTAGGAGGGTCTACCTTGTTGCTGGTAGCAATAAACACATGATCACGACCATACTTCTTTACTAGGTAATCGTAGACTGCACGATGCCCTTTGTGAAAAGGTTGAAATCTACCTGGATAGACTACCAAATATGGCTGTGTAGCGGCTTCAAATAACTCGGTTAGGAACATAATAACATATTTATGGTCCTAGAATAAAGACCGCCTGGGCGGACTCGATTTAAGCTGCTGTAGCAGTTTTAGCTCTGGTAAAGTCTGGCATTTGGCTGAGGTCTCCTTTGTATTCATAGTGACCGCAATGGTTTAACAATACCTTGCTGTGTGCCCAAATAGTACCACCTAGTTCTTGCCAACGACGACAAAACAGCCAATCCTCACTGAGATAGTGGCCTTTCTGATCAATCTCAGTGTCAAAGATAGCATACATGTAAGGCTCGTATTGTTTGCCCAAGCCTACGTCATCCACATACTTGCTTTCAGGATGTGCATCGCACAGCTTTTGATAAACATCACGTTTGAAAATCAGAAACCCTGTGCCCATGGTGTCCACAGTAAACACATCACCTTGGATCTGTGTTTGTGGCAACAGGTTAATCACATAGTTAGTAGGGATACTTTTCTTAGGGTAAAGACCGCCGATTACGTCTTTTTCATAGACCAACATTTGAAAAATAGCTTCAGGCTCAAATCTAATATCAGCATCAATGAACATAAAATGTGTAGCAGCTTTATTGCTCATCATCTTGGCCATTAGGTTATTTCTGCCACGAGTAATAAGGCTTTCATTAACCATGGTGTCTAGACTCCAGTTTAGTCCAGCTCTAGCTGCCATTAAGATAAACTTTAGTAAACTGGTAACAGTGGGTTCACTCATCATGCCGCCGTAGCAAGGAATACCTATGTGCAAGTGAATCTTGCTAAAGTCATAGGGCTGTCCAGTGCCTTGACTGGTAGTAGCAGTTGGTTTTTGTTGCTGCTGTTGTTTCATTAACTCGGAAATTTTTGCTACAACTTCTGTGGCAGTTTTTCCTGGCAGCTCGATATCGGATTTGGGTTTTTCTTGATTGTCCATAAATTTCTTTAAGTTGATATTGTTACTACTTGTTGAACCGATCTTACTATCTTAGGCATGATTAAATGCAGCATGTCAACTAATCTTGGATCTTTGACATGAAAATAATTACCCTTAAGATATTTATTGGTCCCTTTGAGGTCCTTGATAAAATATTTGCTTACTCGAGCTTGATCTCCTATGTTTTCTAAATACGCGGCCAAGGCTACTCGTTCTTTAAAGTCACGATAGAAACCGTCGCGCACATAAACACGCCAAGGATAGTCTGTGGGTTGATTGGTTATAATGTAATTGTTTTCTAGTGCGTCGTGTTGAGCTTGACTGGTTACTGTGCTAACTAATTTTAGGCGATGTGCATATGGTCGCAGTTTATTGATCACAGTGTCGTACATAAAATCAATATCTGTGTGAAACACACCAAGAGTGCTGCCTTCGCTGCGTAGTCTAAATCCTGAATCAGGGGCACGTAATACACTGCGAAAACATCGTAGCGTGTCAAGGTTATCTGAACCTGATTGCGGTTTTGCTGTTAGCCAATCCAGTGTTGTGCCACCATACTTGGTTATAAGATAACTATTTGCCACAGTGAACACCATTTTATGCGAATAGCACCCATAAAACTTTTTACTAGTAGGCACTATGTTTATAGCTGGGCTTAGATCATGCCACCGTGATAAATCCGTTTTCGTCCACATTTGATGTATTTGCCTCCAAGGCTGGATAGATATTACACAAGATAGTATCAAAGGTCAACTGATTGTCAACCAAATCCACTGTGATTATTGAACGGTCCAACACACCATCAAACAAGATCTTTTTACTGACAGGTACCTTGATCAAGTCATTGATAGTTCTAGCTAAGGGTCGTGCGCCCATCTTACGATCAAATCCTAGCTTGAGTACATGCTGTACGGCTGCGTCTGTTAAGCGTATTTTGATATGTCTTTCACTGAGCAATACATTCAACTCGGTGATAAACTTGTCTACAATCTTGGTCATGCTCTGACTATCTAGATGTTTAAACTTACAGATGGCATCTAATCTATTTCGGAACTCAGGTCTGAAAAACTCTTTAACTGCACGATCATCTTCACCAGTACGAGCAAGATCTGTAGAGAACCCAATGGTATTGCGTTCGTTGTCTTGTGCACCTAGGTTAGAAGTCATTATCAGTATACAGTTACGAGCATCAGCACGTTTGCCATTGCTGCTGGTAATAAAACCTTCGTCCATGAATTGCAGCAGCACATTGCTGACATCAGGATGTGCCTTTTCAATTTCATCAAATAGCACTATACTATTGGGATTCTTTTCAATGGCACTGATCAACAATCCTCCACCGATGTTACCGTCATCATAACCTACGTAACCAGGAGGTGCTCCGATTAGCTTGGCCACTGTGTGCTTTTCTTGGTATTCACTCATGTCATATCGCAGCAGACGCATGTTAAGGCCTTGTGCCAGCAACTTGGCCAGTTCAGTCTTACCAGTGCCAGTGGGTCCTAGAAACAGAAAACTGCCCATGGGCTTGTTGATAGATTTTAAACCAGCTTTGGCCACATAGATCTTTTCTAACACTGTGTTCACAGCAGAATCTTGACCATGAAGATTTGTGCGAATCACAGCTTCCATGTCAAACAAGCTATTAGGTTTGGCTTCAGTGCCAATTTGATCTACGGGAATTTTGGTAGCACGACTAATAGCACTTACAATATGTACTCGATCGATCACAGCATCTGCATTGGCTTTGATGCGCTCTCTGGCAGCAGCAGTGTCAATAAGATCAATGGCCTTGTCAGGCAGTTTACGATCTGCTTGATAACGCACACTGAAATCCACTGCTGAGTCAATGGCATCGTCGGTGATGTGCAAATTGTGAAAACGCTCATACTGTGATTTTATACCACGTAGGATTTTCTTGGCCACTGCGGCAGTGGGTTCTTCTATGGCCAGTCGATAAAACCTACGCATCAGTGCACGATCTTTTTCAAAGCTCTGCGTGTATTCTTCCCAGGTAGTACTGGCCAAGACCTTGATCTTACCACGTGTTAGCGCAGGCTTGATCATGTTACCAAAGTCCAAACTACCATTGTTGCTGTTACCACCTGCGCCGCGCATCTGGTGTGCTTCGTCAATAAACAATATAGCACGTTCTTTGACTTCTAATGCCTTGATCACATTCTTGAGCTTTTCCTCAAAGTCGCCGCGATACTTGCTGCCGGCCAATAGCTTACCAATATCTAGGTTATACACAGTGTAAGGTTTAAGGTATTCTGGTACATCACCATTTACAATGTTGCGTGCCAAACCTTCAGCTAACATGGTTTTGCCCACACCAGGATCGCCCACTAATAGTACATTGGCCTTGTTGCGCTTGGCCATGATTTCGGCTATTTCTTGTAATTCTGTGTCACGGCCGATAATGGGATCAATGCGCCCTTCACGTGCTTGTTCATTGAGATTGGTACAGTGTTCTGCCAGAATACCATCAGCTTCTTTGGTATTGTTGACATTCACACTGTTTTCATCTAACTCAGTGGCCAACTTGCGATAAAGATATACAATGGCATTTTTATCTAAGCCTGCACGAGCCATAAAGTATGCTGCATGACTGTTTTGTTCTATGCTGATACTGAGTAGCAGATCACTGATTCTGATCCATTTCTGGCTTTGAAACAAGACCTGTGTAAGTGCACGATTAAACACACGCTCCAGACTCATGGTCTTGCGTGGTGGCATGTCATTGTCTACTACCAAGTGAGTTTGGCGTTGTATGTAGTTGTCAAGATCATTGATCAAACCATCTACATCAATTTTAAGTTTTCTAACAATGTCTTGAAAAGGTTTATACTGAAAAATAGCCAGTGTCAAATGTTCTAGTGTTACATATTCATGATTCATGAATTTGGCCATTTCACCAGCTCGTTGAATGATTTCTTCAATTTCGCTGTTGTTACGCATGGGCGAGTTCATAGTTACCTTTATGGACCTAGTTTATATAGTCTTTCAAGTTGATCGGCAGTGATAGTGCGTGGAACGCTGAGTTCAACTTCCACAAACATATCACCTCTAGTGGGATGATTCACGTCCCATAGCCCACATTGGGCCATTCTAAATTGAGTACCATGTTGGGTACCCGGGGGTATGTTGATTTCAAATTGTTTACTGTCTACACTGTCGACAGTTATCTTAGTACCCAGTATGGCATCTAAGCAATTTATGGTGACTTTTTGACGCAAATTAGTGCCATCAATGCTGAAATTTGGCGGTGTAAGCACCACAAAATCCACATAAAGATCACCAGCTGGTAGTGTGTTATTACTGTGATCGCCATGGCCTGCACAGCGCATCTGCATGCCTGTTTGTATACCACGTGGAATATCAATCTTGACTGTGCGTACCAGTCCATTCATGTGCCTGATTTCTATATGGCGCTCTTGAGCAGTCATGGTACTTTGAAGATCCAATTCTACAGTGGCTCTAAGATCTCTATTGCGCTGCGGTTGTTTAAACATACCGCCGAATGGATGATTACCGTGGAATTGACGCAGTATGTCATTAAGGTCTGGCCCGAAATTAAAATGAAATCCAAAATTTCCTGGATGTCCACCTTGACTAAACGCACGTTGTTGCTCCCATTGCGCTCTACGACCCGGATCGGTTAACACACTGTGTGCTTCTTGAATCTCTTGGAATTTGCCTTGATCGCCACCACGGTCCGGATGATGCTGCATGGCCAGACGTTTATAAGCCCGGCGAATATCATCTTCGCTGGCTCCGGGATCTACACCTAGTATATTAAAATAGTCCTTCATATATGTATATATCGTAAACAGAAAAAGGTACAGTATTAATAATACTATACCTTTTGGGTAATGTCAAACTTGATTACTTCTTGGCTGGTGGAATTTCGTGAGCTTCTAATTTCTGGCGCACACGGATCATTTTACAATCACGTACTGCTTTGCCTTCTTTGTCTAACACCGGCTGACCATCCTTGCCAATTTTGTCATGACAAACTTCTTTCATTTCGCCTTTGCCTGCACGATCGGCACCTTCATCCTTCTTTTCGGCTGCTTTGGCAGGTTCCGAAACCTTGGCAGGTTCAACAGGCTTAACAGGCTCAGCAGCTGGAGCAGCTGAACTTGATGTTGCTGCTTTGGCTGCTTTGCCGGCATCACCGGGCTTGGCTTCTTTGCTGCAAGCACTAAGGTTGGTAGCCAATAAGGCACCAAATAATACTACTACAAGACCTTTAACTAATTGCATGATTGCTCCTTAAATCCATTCTCTGGGTGGTTCCACTGGAGCAGGCTTGCCGCCGAAGCCGGTTACTACCTGTCCCCAGTTGTTTGGTTGAGGTGCCCCAAAGCCGCCGGCGCTGGCACCAAAATTATCCGCCGGGGCGCTTGAGAAATTTCCCATTCCTCCACCACTAGGTGCTGCACCATATGTAGTAGTTACACTTTGACTAACTGGTTGCATGCCACCGTTGTTGGCACCATTTAGCTTTTCTTGTGTACGTCCCCAAGCACTCAAACCTAGTACAGCACCCATGGCCATATGGAACAAGCCTGCTCCAGCTAGAGTAAGTGGTTGCCATTGGCGAAATGCATCATTGGCAGCTTCGGTTTCCCAAAACTGCACAATGGTGAACATGATGGGGAATACAATAAAATCAAACACACAAACCATCATGTACATCCAACCCATAGCTGGACGCCATTTTGAATTCATCCAATCTTCTTGTTTCTTTTCAGCTGATTTTGGTTCAACTGCGTCTTCTTTCTTTTCTTCTTCGGCCACTTTCACTGTTCCTTTCTTTTTAGAAAATATTCCCATGCTAAACTCCTAAAACATGTAATGCATGTTGATAGTGCTTGATGCGATCGTCTAGGCCCAGTGTTCCGCCATTGATGCGTTTGGTTAAATTCAGCATGTCTCCGGCATCAGCAAATTTGTTAAGATTATTAGTTTCCCAAAACCAACAAGCTGATTGTACAGCGCCTTCAAAGGTACCTAGGTATGCAGGAATATCGTTAATGTCAGTTTCGATGCTGTCAGCAAAGGACTGATAGTTGTTGCGTCCTGTAAGCTGAATTAATCCTCGACCACAAAAGCGCCAGCCGTCTCCGGACTCTTCTGGACCATTGCCCATGCGATTAGCATAAGCACGATTGGCAATCATTTCTTCCTTGCCAGCATACTGATTGGCAATGTCCATGTTAGGAAAATATCTGGGCCAAACTTTGACCAGGCTTTGAGCGCGATATTTTAGATTTTCTTTTAGAAACTTAAAATTGCCTGACTCATGTCCGCACTGCGCCATAAATGCTGCTACACGCTTCGGTGTATTGATGTCATAGTCCGGCAAACAGCGTTCCATGGCTGAGTGCCAATAATCCACGTAAGGATTGCCTGGAATCAATTGTGCTAGTTGTTCTTTGGATAAAATAAAATCGCTCATTGTTTGCCTTTGCTACGTAGTTCATCGTAGATCTTTTTCTGTTCTGTGTACCACTCGTTCCATCCATCGACTTTCAAACTGCACTGATGATACAGTGTGTAGTTATGCACAATGGTTTTTAGCATTTCTGTGATAGCCACAGCGTCTGCTTCTATTAATTTAAGCTCATTGCACTTTTCAGTAAGCTCTTTGATAGGTGTAGGAAACTCAGGCATCATTAGTACTGGCTTCTTTACAGTACACCCAGTGATGACCAATGCCATTAGAGCAATCAAAATGTATCTCATTTCTTTTCTCCTTTGGCTGCGTCATTGATGGCTCGGATAGCTGCCTTGTTGTGTTCTTCTATAACAATCTTGGGCACAGGACAATTTTTAATCGATGTTTGTAGTTCAGCAACTTTCTTTTCAAACTCTGCACGTTGTTCAGGAGTCATGTCTTTGACTACGGTTTCTTTGATGGTATCACCTTGTACGATACGATCAATGTACTGAATTTGAGCTGCACCTTTTTCTTTGATGATTTTGTCTTTGTACACTACCTTTTCTTGTATTTCTACATTCTTTTGTGTGGCTTTCTTTTCAGCTTCAGACAGTGCGATTCTCATGGCATCTAGTTCAGCTTGCCACTTGGCTTCGTTGCTGATAACACCTTCCATCCAAACGCTCATTATAAAGATTATGCCTGCCAGTGCACCAACAGGCAATCGGTAAGGGACAAAATTAAATCCCACACATAAAAAGGTTAATAACCCAGTGACTAGTAGCAAGATATGCCACATTATGTCAGGGAAAAACTGAAATAAAAATAAAAGTTGGTCCATAATCGAAATACCCCCTTGATGTCTAACGTATACCAGCAGCTATACGCAGACTCTCTGTAAAATCATTTTTTGGTGCTCGTGTTTCTACTTTGATGCCAGCTGCTGTTTTCAGCTGATCTAATTCTGTTTTTTCTTGTTGCTGTAAACCACGATAAGCTTCGGGCGATAATGGTATAATACTGGCTAGACTTTCTTGATCAGCAGTGCCTTCACGTTCTGGCTTAGCATACACCACAGACCAATCCTCTATGCTGAGGTCGGTCAATGGTTCAAGATCTGCAAATAACTGTGCTAGATTAGCAGGAATCTCTTGATTGCGGTCCATTTCAATGAATACCACATAGCTGCCATCTTCTAGTTCACCGGAGCTGGCATCAGCATCAATGACCCAATCATAACTTTTTTCTACAAAACTAACCAAGTCCAAGGCTGGATCTTTGCCTTGTACCATAAAACTCACAACCACTATTTCTTCGTCTGAGCCAACCTTGCTTTTATACTCGTCAATGGTTACGCGAGTATTAACCAAGCGTTTAAGGTCTTGGGCTTCGAGGCCTTCAGATAGCGGGTTGGGCTGCTGGAGCAGTTGGTTGTTGTGCATTTTCATCTTCATCTTGTTTATAGACATCATCATCTAGACCTACTTCATAGGCTTGTTCAATGTCTTCTAGGTCCACGGTTTCTGATTCTAGTTCAATACTGCCACGCTCAATGTCACGCATTAGTTGTTTAGGCATGACTATTTCCACTAACCACACTGGTCGCTTGACCATTTTAGGATGACGTGTACCTGGTCTGAAATCATCTTGATCTTTGACTACCACCGGGTATTCAAAATGTGTTTTACGATATCTTACTTGACAGTTATAGTCTAACAAGCGTTCACCACCACGTGGGTCAGGCATGAGCCTGTAAGGCCACATAAAAGTGCAGGTCACAAAGTATTTTTCATAAATTGGACCTTCTACTAGTTCGCCTTTAGACCAATTATCAAACACATAAGTGTCTAACTCGTCTAGTACACGTTCAAAATCCATAAGGCTTTCTAGTGCACTGTCTGTCATGTACACTGACTTGGTGTTATCTAAAATGTCTTTGATCTTGGCGACCATAGGTACTCTCGTTTATGTTATTTATTTTATTTAGCTATTTGGGGGTACCTAGGGTTTTGTCTGGGGATAGCCAAATACTTATCTCAAATAAAACTGTATTTTCATGGTGTAGAAATAGCTTTTTCTGATCCGTAAATACCTGTGTGCACTAGTGCACATGGGTTCAAGGATGATATCTATTAATACCATAGGAGAAAAAGACTTGGCAGGTAAAAGACGAGCACATTCAAACCGTGCTGTTCGTGATATCGACACGACTAGTAATAACGTAATCGGCATGAACAGTTATGTTCAAAACAAGCAAAAGGCAGTTAATTTAATCCCTAAAACACTAAAACAGGAAGAGTATATAGACTTATTAATAGATCCTCAAAGGCTAATTGTATTAGCCACTGGACCAGCAGGAACTGGCAAGACCATGTTAGCAGTAATGGCCGGAATCAAAGCCTTTAAGGAAAGGAAAATCGATCGACTGATTATTACACGGCCAGCAGTAGGTGTAGATGATGAAGAACACGGGTTTTTACCCGGTGACCTATATCAAAAGATGGAGCCTTGGACCAGGCCCATCATGGATGTAGTTCAAGAGTACTATTCGACTCGGGATATCGCGAGTATGCTAGATGAACAAACCTTAGAGATAGCTCCACTAGCATATATGAGAGGCCGAAACTTTAAGCGAAGCTGGATCATCTTTGATGAAGCCCAAAACGCAACAACAAACCAGATGAAGATGGTTCTTACACGCCTTAGCGAGGGGTCGAAATTAGTAGTTACTGGTGATCTTAATCAAATGGATCGGAAATTCAATACCGATAATGGATTAAGAGATTTTCTAGCACGCCTTGCGGCCACCGACAGTGCTATGATAGCCAGTGTGAATTTTGGCCGACGAGATGTACAAAGACATCCCGCCGTGGCTGAAGTGCTTAAATTATATGGTGAAAACTAAATAGCACGACCTAGCACATCCTTGAGGAAACGATCTAGGTCGTTTTCCCAGGGCTGTCCACATAGTCTAGCATGATGTATATGTGCTAGTTTCTCGATAATCTCCTCGGGTAGTTCTCGCCGATCGGCGCCACGATGCCGTAATTCTTCTACTAGATCCTCGGTAGTAAAATCATCTAAATTAACTTCGACTTCTACAGTAGTGTAAGGCATGCTAAATTCCTAAATGTGAATTATCATGATTTTGGCAACGATGCCATTTTGGTAATAACACAGTGAGAAAACGTCCCAGCCATCCTATGTGCTCACCACACTGCTGACAACACCAGCTGGGGAAGTTCTTTTTTGAAAACATTAAATTGGGTCTAAGTTACTTGATTCTGCTGCGTATATAATTTTCTAGGTCTTTTAACTGTATTTCTAGTCGTCTATTTTTGGCTTCCATGTATTCCAAACGTTGACGCATGACCACTAGTTCCAACCCTTGCCTGTCCTGTTCTTCTTTGGTCAAACGCAGTTCTTTGACCTGTCCTAACAAGGTAGGAGCAGGTGGCGCATTAGGATCACGTTCGCGTTTTTTACGATTCTTCAGTAAGCGAGCAAAGGCTGGATTCATGTAGATATTTATTGTGTATCTACAGTGCGTATTTCCCCAGTGGGTACAGTGATGACTGGAGCTTCGACTTTGGCCAAGCCTGGATTGGGCCTGGCAGCGTCAATGCTTCGCATTAACTCTGTGGTATGCTGTGGATAGCTCTTGGCAAAATAATCCAAGAGTTCATCAAATGAGCGACCTGACTGCCAACGATTTTTAACCACACGTCGATTAACCATGTCCAAAATAATACTAGCCATGGTTTCGTCGCGTTTACGTAGACTATGTGTTACAGCCACTTGTTCATCGTAGCTGACATTGTTTTGGTTGTTTTGCCAACCGGCAATTTGAGTACGCACTCGATTGTCACGTGGACGTTTAAAATAGTAAGCTACTAGGTAAATGTTTCGCATGTTATTTTCCAATTGAAATAAGTTCAGTGATAGTGGCGCTGAGATTGATTTCTGGATCGGCGCAGCTGACATGGTTAACCAAGCCACGACGTATGATCACAATGGCTTCGTCTTGACCTTCTTCGTTGTTGCTCCATAGATCCAAGTTGTCATAGGCCCAGCGAAAGATTTCTTCCATGTCTTCGGGCCTGGCTTGATTACACAGCAGTTGCCGCGCTTTACGTGCATCACCAGATTTAAACAGTTTTACAGCGTCTAATCTAAAATCACCACCAGCACTGCTCACAGCAGCCACTTTTAAAGTACCAGTGATACTGTTGGCTTGCAACAAATTCAAACACTTACGCAGATCTGGGTAAGTGGCCTTGACATAACTGTCTAGGTCATCTAGGTTAAATTCTACGTTTTCATTGACCAGCACCGTGGCTGCACGAGCAGTAAATTCAGTTTGATCAGTTTTGTCAATGTGTAATTCATGACAACGACTACGTAACGGTGGAATAATACGATTATGATAATTACAGGTTAAGATAAATCGTACACTGTCAGCATAGTCTTCCATGAGATTACGCATGGCCGGCTGTACTGAATCCTTGTTAAGGTAGTCAGCTTCGTCAATGAGCACAACCTTGAACGGGCCAAAAGGCATGGTTTGACAAAAGCCAATCAGCCGATCTACCCATTCAATTTTACGACCTTCTTTGCTGCCATTGGCTATCATCACATCAGAATCTTCAATGCCTAGATTACCAATCAACAATTTGGCCAAGGTGGTTTTACCGGTACCAGCTGGACCATACAATAACAAATGTGGAAATCGACCGTCGGCGATCCAGTGCTCTACCTGTGTGCGTACTGCTGGATCTGTGAACACATAGTCGTCAATGGTGCGACTGCGATACTTCTCTACCCAAAGCTGTGAAGCTAACATCATGTTTCCTTGAAATCTCAGTAATTGAATTATAGCACAAGTTGTTAGACTTTGTCACTGAATGTTTCGTCCATTGGTTCGGTGTCACTGACCAAAAGTATGTCGTTATTGTCTACACGCCTGATTTCTCGTGATCCAGATTCATCTTCAATGGTTACACCACGAGTCCAACGGCCATGTGCTACGCAGACATATTGCCCTACTACCACGTCTCGTTGGTCTGGGCCCACAGCATAGACTCGGGCCCAGCGTGGTCTAATGCCACTGTCTTTGGCATTGTCGTTGGGGATCACAATGCCACTGCTGGTACGGCGTTCCTCAAACTTCATTTCGGATACTAACACACTGTCATGCAGTGCTTTTAATTTTTGAATTCGATGTTTGTACATAAGTTATAGATTACTCCGAAGGGTTAGTTCTGCGTCGTGCTGCTATTTGATCTGCTAAAGTGCCTCGAATAGGTGGCTGTGGCTGCGCTGCTTCATGTGCTTGAATATCCGCCAACATACCTGCTTCATCGGCTACTACTGGTGTTGATGTTTCAACCAAGGGGGTGTTTAATTTGTAATAGTCGTTCATGACCTGATTACGTGTTCTAATTACTTCGCCACCAGGTCCTAGCTCATCGCCTCTTGCATTGACTTTCATATTACCTACTGCAATGGTTTCTTCATTGCTGAGTCTAAGCGAATCCATGTCTATAGTACGCCCTAGTGCTGTTCTGTAAATTTTTGCCATTGTTGCCTCTACTTTAGAAATTCTTGGATGTCTAGGTCATAGTAGATGCTGTTGATTCTGTGTACTCCTATTAGATATAACACAAAACTGGCTACACTGGAACCACGCCCTACTCCCCAAACTACACCATGCTCACGCATGGTATCTACTAAGTATTTAAGATAACGCAGTAAATCAAAGAGATTTCTCTCTTGATACAGCAGTAACTCTTGGCCACTACGCTGTAATTCTGTATCGTTGCTGCACTGATCCAACACCCATCGAGCAATATCTAATTCTCGATAACTCGCTGGCATATACCAACATTGTTGGTGACCGCGATCAAACTCTTCTAGATCGCAGGTTTGTTCCGTGTATTTTACCAACTCTGGTAATTCAGCATGTAGTTCTGCACGACTGCGATTGTACTGCTCGGGATCATCAACCTGAAACTGAGCAATGTCTAAGTCGGGATTAGCATACAACAAGTCAGCCAGCTGTTTGGCAGAAACATGCGCTTGCCCATACTGATCAACGTTCATTTAATGTCAATGATATTCTTGAAGTTGGGATTTTTGTTGGTAGCATCAGACAGCATTTTTTCTTGTCTACGACGTAGTTCTGCACGATAGTCTTCCAGTAACATGTTCATTTGCATGACCACACCGCTGCCGGTTCTAGAGGCCATCATAAACTTGGTGTTGAGTTCATTATACTTGGTTAATAATTCATCGTTACTTAACCCGCTGAGATCTGGTGCCAATGGGTGCATTACAAGTCTCCTTGTTGTCGATTTTCGCTGTGATATACATCAAATTCACCGCCAGGGTAACGGCTTTTAAGTTTTTCTACATTTTCAGCAATCACTGCATTAGGATCAAGATTCAACGCTCTGCACATGTTGATCCAATACCACATGATATCACCTAGTTCACGTTTCATGTGAAATAAGTTATCTTCATTTAATGGTTTACCTTGAAATGTGATTTTCTTTACAATTTCCATGAGTTCACCAGATTCAGAGCACAAACCCATAACACCGGTCAACATCAGTGGTACATTAACATCAGGGCCGTGTTGGTTATTGGCAAAGTCGTAATTACCGTCTAAGACATCTAGTCTATTCATAAATGTAGTAAGGTCTCGGCTGGCTTCGCTGGTTACCGCAGCAACAAATTTTGAATAGGCGGCTAGATCAACTTGAGGCATCATTATCTCCTGTAGGTATCTAAGTGTAAATTAATAGTTGACAGTTGTCAACGGTTTTTGAGCGCGGCTAGCTCAGATTCTAGTTCAGTGATTCGCAATTCCAATGATTTGATGGCTTCAATAAACACACCAGCAAACTTGCCATAATCCACAGTTTTGATGCCATTGTGTTCGGCTACCAATTCAGGCAGCACTGTTTCAACTTCTTGTGCAATCACTCCAATACTGTGTGCACCAGTGTCTTTGAAATCAAACTCTACACCACGTAGCTGTTTAACAGTGTCAACACTGTTGGTGATAGTGGTAATATTGGTTTTGAGATTTTGGTCACTGGTAGCCGGAATCCCACCAATAATACTGATTACGCCATTTTGTATACCAATGGTAGTACCATCAATTTTAACTGCACCTAGCTGACTGGTACTGGCTATGGGTAATTGTATGCTACCAGCGCCACCGTAGGCATTACCACCAAATTCATTTAGACCAGAAATACTGATGACCCAATAGCTTACACCATTGTCTACACTGATAAAATCAATGAGATAATCACCAATGGTAGGGAATACAATTTTTCGATTGTCTAGAAAGTCTGACCCTACTCCATAAGCCACACTAGAAGGTAACTGTATTTGATGATCAGAATGACTACAGTAGACCCAAAGCGTCATGCGTCCAATTTGGTTGGCATCAGGAAAATTAGTAAATGAAACGCTGAGATCATTGGTGGTACTGATCTTTTGAAAATTACCCTTGAGAAAATCCAGGTTAACTACTAAACCCACTGTGCCATGGTCGTAAATGGTTTCACTGTAGGCTATCAGCTGTGGTCTCTTAAGCTGAGTGTAGTCCATGTCGTTGTTAAGGACTTCACCGGAAAGCTGCTTTTTGTAGATTCCTTCTGCTCTAACTTCGGTTAATTCGGTCTTGGCACGATTAAGGTTTTCCTTAATCAATGAAAAGTTCGTCCTGAATCCTTGGCTATTGTTGTTTTGTCCTGCGGCAGGAAAATTTATATTGATCTCACTGGGATCAAGTGAACTTGGCATTATCTAAATACTCCGAATCGTGGAAATATTAGATATTTATCGAGCTCTGTGGGCTCGGCTGCATACTCCATGCCGTCTACTACACGAGTGGTGCCATGATCGAATGTGGTATTATCATTTTCAAACACAGCCGGGCTACCTGGAGTAAACAAATTAGTAGTGCGATTATAGTTAAGGCTGAGTCTGGCTTCGAGGTTAAAACGCTCAGATTCAAATTCGAAGTTATTAAAGTTAATATCTTTTAATCTATGATATACTACTCGTCCCATACCTGGCTTACAATATGCCAGCACCACCACTGGATAGAATCCAACCGGAGCAGTAAACACACCAGGTTGATCTTCAATTGGCTGAAAACTCAGCATCCATTCAGGGGCTATCCCTGGATTGTATATGCCTATGTAGTTGCCCACAATACGGCGCATGTTTTCTAAAGCATTTGGGTGCAGTGTATAATAGGTTTGGCCTTTGTCTATGTGATAATTTCTAATAAATGGTCTAAGGTCAATGGTCTCAGGCTGTGCTCGAAAATTACCGTCTAGATAGTATCTGCCCAGCATTTCATCACGCACAGTAAGATATATGACTTCATAGATACTGTTGAGATTTTGGTCCAGCATCACAGACATTCTGAGCTGATCAAACAGCAGTCTTTTAAAATAATGATTGGTCTGCATGGACAATTCATAATCATTCTGAGATGCTAAATTCATTGACGGCAACATCAAGATTCTGAAAAATGTTGCTCTGCCCCACCATGGGTCCGAAGGTCTATAAATTAACTCGTCCGGGACTACATTTGGATCATTGAGTATGTTGTAAAGTTCTAACCGCTGTGGTCTTGGCGGAAAAGCATTAATCCACAAGCTATCATAAGGTTTTAGGTTGAGTCTTTGTACACGCAGTGTAAACACACGATCTGAGTACGATCTAAAATTTTCAACGCCGGTTCTAACTGTAAAAGTATAAACATCGTTAACAGGAAGGTTAGCAGGATCATCCTGGTAACAACGGAAACTGAATCTGCCTGACAGATACCCATCAGGTAATAGTTCAACACCTTGTGGTACACGGCTTACACTAAAGGGTCTGACCTGATAGTATGTTCGGCGCCCAGACTGTGTTAGTGCTTGAAAGTCTATTCTGCTAATAGAGCCGTTGACAACGTCACCTAAATTATTGGGTGTTATCCAAGTAAAGTCATCAGGTGATGTGGTCATCACCAAATAATACTCTTGCGCTGGGTCAACATTGAGATAGGCTTGGTTAATACTGAACCAGCTGGTAATGCCAGCTGTTTGATCGTATAAGTCACGATCATAGTTGGCCATATCAAAGTTTACATTTACCGGAGGTTTTAAATGAACAATACGTACAGTATGGCCAAGTTGAGCCGGTCCAGTGCCATCACTGATTTCTACCTGAAATTCATAATCTAAAATCTGCGGGCGTGAAACGAATTCTGCTAACCACCGATCCCAGGCTGCTCGACTAAGACTGGGAATAGACGGTGCACCGGATATGATAAATTGTTCTGGGCTAAACGGTAACAGGTTATTGTTAAAATTTACAGTGATTACTCCAGTGGAGGTCAGAGTAGAATTTGGAGGCAAGGACCCTGACACCAATCGCCAGATTTGGCCAGTGGTGCTGTTAATAACACCACTACGCATCTGAATTTCATAGCGATTGGGGTATCTTAATATAGTACTTTGATCAAAAGTACTAGGAACATAGGGACCTATAATCATGGATGTGTACCGATAGTGTAATATTTATCGGTACACCCATGGACAACAGTTACCTACGCATATGAGCAGCGTCTACAGCAGCCTGTTCACTAAACACAGGTTGTAGGCAGCTCTTGTGCATGATGGTGACGCCTAGCATTTTGTCGCCGGTATACACAGGAACATCTTTCTTGGCAGCGACACCAACACCAGAATCACGACTGGGAATATGCGGGGTCTCACGACCGGGCGGAGGACCTAAACGTGGGAGGGCACGAGTAAGTGGGCGGGCGGGTACAGGTTTGGTGGTCATAGTACGTTCCTTAAGACTTTGCCATTCTGCTTGCAACTGTTCATGCTGACGTTTCTGCTCGGCACTGGTCCATTTGAACTTGCCTTTACGCCGGCCTGTGGTGCTAAGCCACGGACCTTCGAGATGCATTGACATATTGACCTCCAAATTAAGTACACAAAATCAATTATACAGGGTTATTTTGCACAGGTCAACCTGTTGTTTTTCAGCAACACAGCAATAAATAGTTGATCAAGGAGACCAATAATGGCCAAAACTCAAGTAAATGCAAACCGTAGAAAACTTGTCAAGCGTACCAGTCAAGGTGGGTCTAATCCCAAAACCAGTTCAATGAATAAACATCGGCGCCGCAGTTACAAGCCCAGTCGGGGACAAGGATAGTGGTTGCCAATAAATTGGTAAATACTTTACTATGAGAGCTCGTGAATTTGTTATAAATGTACCTATTACCATTAAGATAAATGGTGACGGTGATCCCGAAGTCACTGCACAAGACGCAGAAGACACTGAAACCGATACCATGGTACCTCCATTGCAGCAAAAGATAGAATTACTTAAACGTAATTCAGGACTGCCAAACGTCTACGACGAACAAGCCGACGACGATGATCCTTTAGAGTGAGGATTTAACTGTGAGTTTTACACAGGATTTCTTTACCAGTCGACGTAATTACACTGATGGCAACACAAGGATTGGTCAAACCGATAGGCTTTGGTATGACAAGTTTACCAATACTATACGTATTGGAGATGGTAATACACCAGGTGGTATAATTGTTTCTGGTGGTGGTGCACTAGCACAAATTCAAAGTGACTGGACACAAACTGATACTAGTCGTGTAGATTATATCAAAAACAAACCCGATGTTGGTGCCATACAGACGATAATTGCAGACACTGGTGAGCCCATGGGCTTTGTGAATCGTCCAGATAGTGTTATTAGTTTTGATAACGGTTCTCGATCATTTATTATCTCTCCGTTGTCAACATCATATACAATTTACACTCGTGGAGTTAAGCGCACGATAACTGATACTAGATCGGTGTCAATTTCTGACACCACTGGACTATACTATATCTATTTTGACACCAACGGTGTCTTACAGTACCGAACTACATTTTACGATTGGCCCAATGACTGTATGGTGGCATACATTTACTACAATGCTGCTACAGGTACAGCACCTTTTGTGGCAGATGAACGACATGGTATAGTGTTGGATTGGCAAACACATGAATATCTACATAGAACTCGTGGTGCTTCATTTGCAAATGGGTTTGAGTTATCGGGTTATGTGTTATTGGGAGATGGTTCTAGCAATGCACATCTACAATTGACACTTGATAGTGGCACATTTTTTGATGAGGATTTACAGGTTGACATTGTTGCCACACAAACACCAACAGCCAATACCTGGGAACAGGACTTATTAAATCCAGCTAGAATACCCATGTTCTATCATAGTGGAACTGGGTGGGTTAGAGACAATCCTACTGATTTTCCTGTTAAACAAGGTACCGTTAGACCACAATATAATTTATATAGTGCAGGCACTTGGAGTACACAGGACATTGATAATAACAAGTTCGGTGTAACCTTTATTGTTGCAACTAATAACATAAATTATCCTGTGATTGGGATCATAGGGCAGAATCAACGGGACAATCAAACCGCAGCCGAATCTGAGCAATTTAGTAGTTTGGATTTGACTGGATTTCCTGTTGTAGAATTAAGAGTTTTATATAGATTAGTATATGATTGTAAAACCAACTACAGTAATTCTCCAAAAGCGAGATTCACTAGTATCTTTGATTTACGGAGAGAATCTCTAGGTGGAACTACTGTATCAGTAGGTTCTGCTGTTGATTTGACTAATGTAACAAGTTCTGTTGTACCTATTGCAGACATAACCTATGACCTAGGCACTGTTACTAATCGATGGCGTGATCTGTATTTGTCAGGAAATTCTTTACATTTAGGTAATGCTGTGATCACTGCTACCGGAAATGCAATTATTCTACCAGCAGGCACAGTAATCAATGGTGAATCTTTCGGAGCCACTGGTGCTACTGGTCCAGCCGGGACTATAGGTTTAACAGGAGCCACTGGTATACAGGGTAATGTTGGACTAACTGGTGCTACTGGTATACAAGGAGCTACCGGTGCCAATGGAGCGGCAGGTACAGTGGGTGCTACTGGTGCCACAGGTGCGCCAGGAAGTCCTGGACCAGCAGGTGCAGGGTATGATGTCACTACAACTAGCACAGGATATTTCGCGATTAGTGCAGGTACCACAGCTCAACGACCTGTAAGCCCACCAAATGGTGCAGTGAGGTATAATTCGACTACTGGCTTCGCTGAAGTTTATACCCCATCAGGGTGGGGAAGTTTTGGTGCACAACCGCCGGTAATCAGTGGTGTAAGTCCTGCTACATACAATGGAGATGCTGGAACACAATTTACCATAACCGGTGCTAATTTTACCAACGATGTCATAGTAAAATTTATTACCAACAACGGCACAGAATATTCAGCTCAGACTGTGGCGTTTGTGGATCAAACCACAATCAGAGCCACTACACCGCAGGATTTTACTGTAGCGCAGGAACCACTGGATGTTAAAATTATTCAAGCATCGGGCACATTTACGAAATTGGCTGCTATAGATTGCGGAGCAGTTCCATCATGGACCACTGCTGCTGGCACAATTGGTACATATGATTTTGCTAACACTAATAGTCAGTCAGTTAGTATCACTGTGGTAGCCACTGATGTTGATGCTAATAGTTCGGTTAGTTACAGCGTAGTTTCTGGCGCTTTACCAAACAGTCTTTCTTTAGCCAGCTCAACTGGTGTTATTTCGGGAAGTTTACTTGAACCTGGTGCCAGCACCCTTACTACTAATTTTACTATCAGGGCCACCGATGTTGGTAGTAATAGCACAGACCGTGCATTTAATATAATTAGTCGCAGACTAGATGGAAGTAGTCAAGCTCAAGCAGGCGCTAGTGCAGCCTCTATCTATTCTTTAGGACAAACTACCAGTGGTGTTTATTGGATAAAACCCACTGGTTATGGTACTGCTTTCCAAACTTATTGCTTGATGAATAGCTTTGGTGGATTCCATTGGATGTTGATGTTTTTAGTACGTGATGCCACTTCATCGGGCGCATTTTCATATGATGCCAGTTATTGGACTACCAGGAATCCACTAAATGTTTCTTCGGGTAATCTTAATTATGTAAGTAATACTGGTACAGATGTAGCAACGGACATCGTTAATGCATTTCCTTTTAGATATCTTGCCTGTAGTTTTTATGGTAGAGATTTGAATTTATCAACATACCTAATAGGATCTTCTACAAATAATAGTAGTCAACTACTGACTGCATACACCAGTGTTGGTTTAACTATGACTAAAACTGGGGCAAACAGCGACGGTGATAGTGTAAGAGATTATTCATATAGCTTGGAAGGTGGTGCAGCAGGTTCAGGTTTTCCACAGTGGGGCACGCCAGGGAATCAATGGCGTTACAATCAATCACAAAGTTACAGTAACGGACTTTCATATGCCAGATTAGGTCAAGCAATGGCCACAGAAAATTATCAAAGTTATTTTTACAGTAACAACGGTCGTGGACTCGGTGTAAAATCAACCTTAGGTGGTGGTAGTTATGCTGCTAGCACAGGATTTGGGTATGTAAATTCAAGAACTAACGCAGGAGGCTCTAGTCCTAGTGGTTCTGTTATTACTACCGCAAAAGCTGAAATCTGGGTAAGATAATGCCAATACTATTTCCCGACAATCCCACAGTAGGCCAAATATATACCAATAACGGACGTTCCTAGACTTATAACGGACGGTTTTGGTTTCCTGGTGTGGCACCGGAACAATTACATGGTAATAAGTAGGTTTACTTCACCATTTAATATTCTTAACACCATTCATGGTAATACCTAGTTTTTGCCAGTCATCGGCATTGCCCATAACAAAGTAAGGCCAAAACCATGTGGTGACCCATACACCCACATAAGCATCCATTAGCTTATTGGGAATTTCTAGTGGGTCGGTCAAGTTGTTGTACATCTTCTCCTGATGCCATAATACAAGCACCTCGTTCAGTGTAACCAATCAAGGTCCAAGTTCCTGTTTCAGTATTTATTAGCATGGCCATACGACCAGCGCGACCCATTTTACCAGTTAACACCGGGCGCTCTTCAAATTCTTTGAGAAAGTCAATTACTTGTGTTTGGTCAGCACAAGCAATTTTCCAATCAACTTCTCGTACATTACGGGCGTTAGATTGAGCCCATGATATAGAACACAGTGTTAAAAACAGTAAGTATATTAATTTTTTCATGTTGAGTATTTAGTAAATAGTAATTGTTTAGGAGAACACATATGTACTGGGGTTATCACCTTATGTTGGACATCAGTGGTTGTAATGACGCGATCAAAAGTCGTGACTGCATTTACAATTTTAACAGAGATTTAGTAAAACGTATAGACATGACAGCTCATGGCGAGCCTGTGATCGAGTATTTGTTGCCGGGGGATCCCAAACAGGGATATAGTTTGATGCAGTTAATTACCACCAGTAATATCTGTGCTCATTTTATAGAGCCTGATTCCAGTGCTTACATTGACATTTTTAGTTGTAAGATATTTGACATCTTAGAAGCACAAGCAGTGGTACAGCAACATTTTGATCCTAAGAAAATGCGAGTGAATTATATCACTCGCAATGCTGGCTAACGACGTCTACGCCGCCATACTACGATATTAGGAACTACTATGGCGGCAGTAGCAGCGAAAGTCACACCTACAAATATCCATAATTCTGTGGTCATTCTAACCTCTCTCCACAATGTGGGCATCGTTTAGTTTCCTTACGATGTTGATGTAAAACATCTTCCCACTCTTTGATTTCTTTTATGATCTTTTTCAAAGTTCTACGACAGCGGATGGGTTTGTCTTTGTCTAATTCATCCTTGAGTCTTTTTCTTAATTGACCAACTCTTTGTTCAAATACACCTAAAAATCCACCCGCTGCATCACCCATTGATTACTCCTAGTGTTTGATTTGACTCCAAACACGACTGCGAATATCAGCCTGTAACTTATCTGGTAAGTGAACATAGTCAAGTTCTGCGCTTAACTTAGCACCGTTCTTGAATGCCCAATCGAAAAACTTGACGACTTCTTGGCTGGCCCGCTTGTCTGCTGGTTCCTTGTACATAATTATAAACGAAGCAGTAGTCACAGGCCAAGTATCTTTGCCGCCCTGATTTACAATACTCAAGCCCATTCCTGGAACTGAGAACCAATCTGCTCCCGCTGCGGCTGCTGCGAAAGTTGCATCATCAGGGGCAACAAAGTTACCGGCTCGGTTTTGTAACAACATGTAATTCATATTGTTCTTTTTAACATAGGCGTATTCAACATAACCAATACTGCCTTTTACTCTATTTACATTGGCAGCAACACCTTCATTGCCTTTACCACCAACTGAACTGGTAGCA